GCTACAAATACTTTTCCGTAGAATTCAGGACGAACCATTTTCTTAGCATAACGAGTCATAACACCTTTTCTTGGTGTAAAGTTGTTAGGATCGTATACTAATGGAGTCATGATTAGAGGAACATATGGAGCATAAACCGCACCAGTCTCAAGGAATTGAGAACCTCTATATCCCATAAGGATTGTATTTTCAGTCATGTATGGGTTTTTATAAACTTGGAATCTATTGTTGATAGCACCAACTTTTTGTACACCCATTGCAAACTGCATTTTATCACCATCTGTATCAGCAGCATATCCTGGGATTGACTCAAGGATTGTTGCTACAGTAGGAGAACATACCAGGAAGTTGCACCACCACGTAATGTCAACTGATGAATTTTATTAGATACTTTTTGGATCTTAGTACCTAATGTTTGGAACCAAGTTCCTTGGTTGTATGCTTGAGCAGTAGCATTAGACTGATTGAATGAATTAGAAGCTGCGTCCCAATCATATCCAATTTTTGCAGACCAACGTTCAACTGTCTGAGCATTTTGAATCAACATGTCTAGGATCTCTAGGTCAATCTCTTGAGAGATATACTCAGATAACATAGAAGTTAATTCTGCTTCAGCGTCGATTGAATGGTATGCATTCAAGTCTTGAGCAAATTCAGGAGACCAGATTGCTTTTAACTTACGAGTCTTAGCAACGATTGCTTCAGAACGAAGTTCCAAGTTAATTTCTGGAATTTCCAAGTTTCCACTTGTGTTGTTACCAATTGCAGTTGGATCTTCAAAATCACCACGAGAAGAATCTGTTGGTTGTTTTTGATAGATAACAGTGATTGCATTCGCATCAGAATCAGCTTCAATCAAGAATTCAACATGTCCGCGGTCAGCAGAGATACGAGTAAATTCAGGATAAACTGCATCTACGTTAGTACCTTGCACGTTAAATGCACGAACACCGCTCAAATCAGGATTGCTCAAAGATGCGGTTGAAATTGACAATACTGTAAATGGTCCAGCTGCACTTGAAACAACAGATGCAGAAAGTTCAGCATTGTAGTTAGTAAAGTAATCAAACTGAGCACCAGTCAAGTTACCACCATTACTAAATACGCCAGTACCAACAGCAACAGAACCTGTACGAGCCGTAGTTACGCTATTAGTTAATGTCAATGCAGATGATGTAACATCATTGATTGTATAACCAAAACGTCCAGCACCGTAAAGACCTTCAGATGGAGCAGTTCCACCAGCTGCGTTAGTACCTTTACCACCAGCATCAGTAATACCAAATACTGAATCACCTTGAGATTGACGACCTTGACCAGTCAAGAAATCGTTACCACCCGCAGTCGCTCCGGCAGTTCCTTGAGCAGTACCGTATTTAAAATCTAAATAGAATACTAGTCCGGATGGAAGGTTCATTGGTTGTACGCTAACAAAATCTTTTGCTGCGATTTCAGCAAAGATACGACGTACTAATGGTAAAGCAACACCTGCCCACTGCTCAGCATTAGCTGAAGTTGCAGTAGCATTAGCTTCTGTCACCAATTGACGCGCTTGGTTCTCTAATAGAACCGCCATTCCTCGACGCTCGATCTCATTTCCCATACCTTCTAAAAGGCCTGTGCGTTGCCATTTCTTTTCCAAGGCAATTGCAGCTGAGTTTTGAGTTGATTGAGCTTGATGAGGCAATAAAGAATTCAAGTTCATTTTCTTTTTCCTTTTTTTGTTTTTACTTTAAGTTAGCTAATTTTTTCCAACGAGCAGCTAAATCAGTTCCTTCTGACAGGATAGCTTTTTTAGGAGCTGTAGATTTGCTTGGACGTGATGCATAGCTTTCTTTGACCATTGGTCGTTTTGTTTTTGCAGATTTTAATGATTCAGAAATTGTTCCGTAAACCAATTTAACTTCGCGTACTGTACGAGCACGGTCAAAGTTTTCAATCACTTTAACTTTTTGTGATTCTGATAATGGATAATTTCTAAACAATTTGTTTGAAAATAACAATTTTGCATTAAGAAGATTAACTTCATTAATTTTT